CGAGGTGTCCTCTGCGATCGAGAACACGGCGGCCGAAGGCGCGGCCAACGCCCACGGCTTCATCATGGGCGGCAACGCTCTGCTGGCCTACTCGACCCCGGCTCCCGGCCTGATGACCCCGACCGCCGGCTACACCTTCTCGTGGAACGGCTACCTCGGTGCCGGCCCCGAGGGCAACCGGATCAGCACGTTCCGCATGGAGCACCTGAAGTCGGATCGTGTCGAGATCGAGATGGCCTTCGACATGCGTCTGGTCGCGGCCGATCTGGGCTACTTCTGGAACGGCATCGTCTGATCGTCCGGCAGTAGCCGAAAGAGGCCGGCTTGCCCGATACTCCGGGTGGCCGGCCTTTTTCTCAGGAGAAACAGATGTCGAGATTCATCCAGCCCCTTCCGTTCTCGGAGGGCTACGAGTTCACGGTCCGCCGCGTGGCGACCATCTCCGGCGTGCAGTACCGCCCGGGTGACCTGCTGCAGAAGGACGGCCTGAATCCCCGCCGCCTTCGCCAGATGTACGAGCAGCGGCTCATCAGCCCGGTGCTTGCCGAAGGGCAGCAGCCCGTGCCCGTGAAGCGACCGACCTACAAGACCGCCAAGGTTCCGGTCGTGGTCGCGCAGGAGGGCGCACAGGAGCCCGCCGTTGACGAGGAGGCGTCCCAGCCCAACCCGGTGGATGCCGAGCCCGTGGCGGCCGACGTCGAGCCTCCCGTGGCCGATGCAGATGTGCCCGCAGAGCCTGTGCAGCCCAAGGCCGAGCATCGCGGCTTCGGACGCTGGTTCGTCACCATGCCCGACGGCACCGAGGCCGGTCCGATGTCCAAGGATCAGGCCGAGGCCATGGTGAAGGTGGCCTGACATGCCGCTCATCGTCGAGAACGGGACCGGTCTGGCCAACGCCGAGGCGTATCTAAGCGCGACCGACATGCGGGCGTACTGCGAGGCGCGCGGGATGAACATCCCCGGTCACCACACCGACGCGAGCCTTGAGGAGCACCTGCGGATCGCGTGCGAGTACATCGACAGCCGCTGGCGCTACAAGGGCGCTCGGCTGCTCTCGACGCAAGGCATGGAGTGGCCGCGCTCGGGCGTGATCGACTGGTCCTCGATGGAGGTGACCGGGATCCCCAAGCGGCTCAAGCAGGCCACGGCCGAGCTTGCCTTCAAGGCGCTCACCGAGATCAACCTGTTCACCGACGTCGACCGCTCGGCCCGCGTCCGATCGGAATCGGTCGGGCCGATCAGCACGAGCTATGCCGACGACGCCCCGGCGATGAAGGTGTTCTCGATCGCCGAGCATCTGCTCAAGCAGTACATCCGCGACCCGCTGGAGCAGGGCGCTCCGATCTTCGGCGGGTCCGACGAGGCGTACTTCAGCTTCGGGATGATGGACAACCGCACCGAGTGAGCCTGTGAGCTACGCCGCCATCACCGCCAACGCCCGGGCGCTGCTGACGCGCAAGGGTGCGGACGCGACGATCACGCGCAAGACCGGCGAGGTCTACAACCCGATCACGCAGACCGCGACGTCCTCGACGTCGACCGGCACGACTCCGGCCGTGGCCCTGCCTCCCGGCAAGAGCGCCGAGTACGAGGTGGGGTCGCTGGTCGGGCGCACGGTGCTGGAGTTCTGGATGTCGACGGCCGGCGCGCTGGGAGAGGTCCAGCCCGGCGACGAGATCACGTGGCCCGGCGGCCCGTGGAAGGTGTTCTGGGTGCAGACCTACGACCCGGACGGCGCTGGGCCGATCGTGACGAAGGCGTACGCGGAATCATGAGCGGACGCCAGTTCAACGCCGACATTCGCGCGTGGGCCAAGAAGGCCAATGCCAACCTCGACGCGCTGGCTCGGCAGACCGCGCAGGAAGTGGCGTCGCAGGTTGTCCAGAAGACGCCGGTCGACACAGGATTTCTTCGCGGTAGCTGGCAGCCGTCGATCGGCGCGCCTGCTGATGCCGTTGGAGCGGCGGACCCGTCCGGTGTGTCGGCTCAGTCGCAGGTCACGCTCGTGGCCGCACAGTTCAATGGCGGCGAGCGCTTCTTCATGGTCAACAACGCGGCTTATGCCCGGTTCGTCGAGTACGGCACGAGCACTATGGTCGGCCGCTACTTCGTGAACGACACGGTAGCCGACTGGCAGGCGATCGTCCGGCGGGTCGCGCGGAGCATCGCCAAGTGATCACCCTTCACACCGATCTGCGCGCCGCGCTGCGAACGATCCTCTTGGCCGTCGCCGGCCTGCCATCCGGGCGGGCTTGGGAGGGCGTCGCGTTCACCCCGACCCCCAATCAGGCGTGGCTGCGCGAATCGCTGCGCCCGATCTCAAGCATCCCCAAGGCGCTCGGCGTGGGCGGGACGATCGAGCACACGCTGACCTACAACATCTCGCTCTTCTACCCTGCCGGCGGCGGCACGCTGACCATCGAGCAGATGGCCGGTGCCATCGTGCAGGCCATGATGCCGGGCACGTCGCTGGTCTATGGCACGACGAAGGGCACGATCCTGCGCTCCGAAAGATCACCGCTGGTGATCGAGCCGCAATGGATCTCGGTCCCACTCGCGGTCACCGCGAATGCCTATACTTCCCGTTGAAATTCTAGGAGCCCGTCATGACTCAGCCGTCCGTCAACGTCCAGATCGCCTACGCGAACGAGGTGACCTTCGGAACGCCCGCCGCAGCAGGCACCTCGCAGCTTCTGCGTCGCGTCTCCTCGACGCTGGCCGTGAGCAAGAACGCGATCGCCTCGAACGAGGTTCGCTCCGACCAGCAGGTGTTCGACGTGCGGCACGGCACTCGATCCGCCGGGGGCAGCATCGACGGCGAGCTTTCGACGGTCACCTACGACGACTTCATTCAGGCCGTGCTGCGCGGGACTTGGGCGGCTGGCGTGACCTCGAACCAGACCGCGCTGACGACGGTCGCGGCCGACAACACCCTGAGCACCATCACCTTCACCGGCGGCGATCCCCTCGCGCTGGGCTTTAAGCTCGGCGACGTGATCCGGTTCACCGGCATGACGCAGGCGGCCAACAACGCCAAGAACTTCCGGATCACGGCGTTCGGCGGCACCAGCAACCGCACGCTGACCGTGACCCCGGCCCCTACGACCAGTGCGTCGTCCTCCACCTTCACGGTGTCCGTGCAGGGCCGCAAGGTCGCCAACGGCACGACGCAGCGCTCCTTCACGATCGAGCAGCGCAGCCCGGACATCTCGATCTCGGAGCGGTTCGTCGGCGTGCGGGTTGGCGCGATGAACGTGTCGCTGCAGCCCGGCGCGATGGCCAGCGTGCGGTTCGACATGCAGGGGCTGGACGGCACGGTCCTCTCCGGCGGCTCGTACCCCTACTTCACCTCGCCGACCGCCGAGACCGCGACCGGCGTGATGGCCGGCGTCTCCGGCTCGCTGCGGCTGGCCGGCGTCGAGCAGGCGATCGTCACCGCCGCCGACTTCTCGGTCAACTGCAACCTGCGCGCCGATCCCGTGATTGGCTCGACCGTTGTGCCGCAGATCTTCTACGGCCGCTCGGTGGTGACCGGTTCGGTGTCGGCCTTCCTGAAGGATCAGTCGCTGATCAACGCCTTCCTGAACGAGACCGAGACTGATCTGGTCGTGCAACTGAACGGAGCAGGCGCGGATCCGCAGGACTTCCTGACATTCAACTTCCAGCGGATCAAGCTCAACGGCGTCTCCAAGACCATCGGCCCGGATGGCGGCGTGATCGCTACCTTCCCGTTCCAAGCGCTGCTGCGCACCGGCGGCGCGGGCACGGCCTACGATCAGTCGACCATGATTGTTCAGCGCAGCAACGCCTGACGCTGGCCCCGTAGGCCCGGGGGAATACGGGCCGCCACACAAGGAGCAAAGACAAAATGGACTTCGATCTCCCCAGCGCGGACACGCGCCCGCAGGCCGAGGCGGGCATGGACCTTGCCTTGTTCGATGCGCGCGGCAATCCCCTGCTCTCGCGCGACGGCAAGCGGGTCACGCTCAAGCTTTTGGGCACGGACAGCAAGACCTATCGGACCCGTCAGCGCGCGCAGTTCCGCCGCCGTCTGGCCGAGCAGGCCCAGAACAAGGGCGCGGCTGACGACTCGGTCGACGACGGGCTGGAACTGATCGTGGCCTGCACGGTGGGCTGGGACAACCTGCTCGACAAGGCCGGCAAGCCGGTGGAGTTCTCGGCCGAGGCCGCCCGCAAGCTCTACGAGTCGTTCCCTGTCATCTACGATCAGGCCGACCTGTTCATCGCGAACCGGGCAAATTTTTTGCCGGCATCGTCCGTGAACTGACCGCGTTCGCGAAGCACGCCTTCGGGATGCGCCAGTCGGTCGACGGCGGCGCGTCCTACGCCGAGCACATGGCGGCCGTGGCTCAGGCGACCGGGCTGCCGATGCCCAAGCCGCCAGAGTTCCCGCCGCAGGCCGAGATGATCTGGCTTGCCTTCACGCAGATGGATGCACAGCGGTCCGGCAACGGCTTCGCTCCGAACTCGATCACCTACTCGGACATGCTGGCGTGGCAATCGGCAACGGGGTGGGCTCTGGACCCGTGGGAGGTCGATGCCCTGCGTGAGATCGATGACGCGTACCTCGAACACAGGGCCAAGCAGTCCCGTGCACAATAGAAGTCATGGCTGACGACATTGCACGTTTAGGCTTCGAGATCGACGCTTCCCCGCTGCAGCGCGCGGGGCAGGCTGCCACTGCGGCCGCGAACCAATTGCAGCAGGTCGGTAACTCGGCGCAGGCGGCGCAGCAGAACCTGAGCGCCGTCGGCCGATCCGCTCCGCAGGCGGCCCAAGGGGTCGCTCAGGTCGGCACGGCTGCGCAGACGGCCCAACAGAACCTGACTGGCGTGGGGCGCTCCGCCCCGCAGGCCGCGCAGGGCATCGGGCAGCTAGGTGTTGCGGCGCAGGCCGCAGCGCAAGGAGTAGCAGCGATCACGTCGGCGCTGAACGTTGGCGGGTCCGCCGCTGGCGCTGGCCTTGCCGGGGCGCTTGGGCAGGCATCGACGGCAACGGCCGGGCTGCTGGCTCGATTCGGTTCCTTCGGTTTGTCGGCTGCAGGCGTCATCACCGGCGTCGGTGCGCTTGGCGTGGCTTTTGTCGGTCTGCAAGCCGGTCTGTCGTCGTTTCAGGACAAGTACGCGCAGTTCGAGGGCCGGCTCAAGAACACGCTCGGCTCGACGAGCGCCGCTCGCGATGCCATGGACGCCCTGTCCAAGTCGTCGCAGCAGACCGGGATCAGCTTTCAGTCCAGCGCCGATTCGTTCCTCCGGCTAGCCCGCAATGCCGAGGATCTGGGCGCGACGAACAAGGACATCCTGCGGCTGTCCGAGACAATC